ACCAGGACGAAACGCCGGCACCGGAAAAGCCCGCTCGCTCTCGCGCTCGAAAACCCCGGCCAGCGCCTGCTGCTGAGCCTGTCGCACCTGTAGCGGAGTCGCCGAAAAAGCGGCCGCGATTCAGGGTCAAGAAAGCAACCAGGTAGGGCGCCCGCCGCCCGCCATTCTCTGCGAGACAACCAATGGAACCCGCAAACCTGCACGCGGGCGACTCGATCGCCTGGTCGCGAGACGTGCCTGCGTTTCCGGCCGCCGATGGCTGGGCGCTGCAATACGTATTCAACGGCCCGGCCAGTTATTCGGTCGACGCGGTGAGCGAGGCCCCTTACCGGGTCGAGCTGGCCGCCTCAGACACGGCCGATTGGCTGCCAGGGCTTTATCGCTGGGTCGCATTGGCGGTTAAAGGTGACTTGCGCGCCACGGTGGCCACCGGCCTTTTACAGGTCGAGCCCAACTGGCAAACCGCTGGCCCTGCAGATATGCGCACGCACGCGGCCCGCATGATCGCGCTGATCGAGTCAGCACTCGAAAAGCGCATTCCGAAGGATCAACAAAGTTACGAAATCGACGGCCAGCGCCTCGATCGAATCCCGGTCGAGCGCCTGCGCGAATTGCGCCTGCAGTATCAGCGCGAGCTGATGCAGCAGCGACGCAAGGGCTCGGGGCTCGTGCGTAACCTGCTCGTAAGGCTCTGACCATGGATCTCTTAAAGCGATTGGCCTCGGCATTTGCCGGGCGTAAAAGCGTGCCTGCTGCCACTGAGCGGCGCGAGCCAGATCTAGGAAAGGACGCTCGCCGGAGCTTCTCGGCGGCCAAGCGGGGGCGACTGACGCAGAACTGGGACATGCGTAGCACCAATGCCGACGCTAACCAGGAGATCTACCGCGATCACCACACGCTACGAGCGCGGGCTCGAGAGCAGTCGATTAATAGCCCGTATGCGAAACGCTTCTACCGGCTGTTAAAGCAGAACGTCATAGGCGCCTTTGGTATCGCCCTGCAATCCAAGGCGGTGATGGCCAACGGCGACCCAAACCGCAAGGCTCGCCGCCTGATCGAGCGCGAATGGCGCAAGTTTTGCCGACGTGGCAACTGCGACGTGACGGGGCAATACAGCTTCACGACGTTTATGAACCTGTGGCTTGAGAGCCTGGCGCGTGACGGTGAGGTCATGGTGCGGTTGATCCGCAACTGGCCAAACCGCTGGGGTTTTGCGCTGCAGATCCTCGAGATCGATCGCCTCGACCTGGATCTCAATTCATTGCTGGATAACGGCAACATGATCCGCATGGGGGTAGAGCGTGATAGCTGGGAACGGCCGATCGCTTACTGGCTGCTTAAGAATCACCCCGGCGACGTCTACCAGCGCCCCGAGGAACGTTACGAGCGGATTCTCGCGAGTGACCTCCTGCACACCTTCGAGCCATGGCGTGCGCACCAGTCGCGCGGGTTCACCTGGACCCACGCCGCTGCGGCCGAGCTGCATCACCTGGACGAGTACCGAAACGCCGAGCTCGTTAAGTCTGAAATGCAGGCCAAGGTCACTGGCGTTTACGAACAAGACGCTGAATTCCTCGACCCGCCAGACGATCCAGACGATGACGTCGACGTCGAGGAGCACCTCGAGGCCGGCACCAACAAGCTGATTCCATACGGCCTGAAATACAAGCCGTTGCCGAGCAGCTCGCCGACGCAGTTCGCGCCCTTCACAAAGCAGGGCTTGCGCGGCGTCGCCGCTGGTTTTGGCCCGAGCTACAACCGCCTGGCGCACGATCTCGAGGGTGTCAGCTTCTCGAGCCTGCGCAGCGGTGAGCTCGACGAACGCGACTTCTACAAGGCCACTCAGCAGTTCGTTATCAGCTCGCTACTCGAGGCTGTAGGCGAGGCCTGGTTGTCCATGTCGCTGCTGACCGGCGCTATCCCTTTGCCGCCTCGCAACTTCGACGCCTACGCCGAGCTGTGCTGGATTCCACGCGGCTGGGATTGGGTCGACCCGTTGAAAGACAGCAAGGCCGCAACGGAAAGCATCACCAACCTTACCAAGTCCGTTGGCCACTACGTCCGCCAGGGCGGAGTCGACCCCGACGATCACTGGGACGAGCTCGAACGGGAAAAGGCCGAGCTTCGGCGCCGTGGGCTGCTTCCTGCTTTGCCAACTCCACCGGAACCGCCCAATGGAACCGCTAAAGCCATCCTTGAAGCCCAACTCCTCGCCGAGGATTGAGGCCTCGACTGCCTTCCTGCATCAAAGCCGAACGCTGCCAAGCGGCCCTTTAAGCCGCTCTTTGGCCATCGATCCAGAAACGATCGACAAGGAAAAGCGGACGGTCGAGGTCGCGATCTCGAGTGAGTTCCCCGTGCAGCGGGAATTCGGAATCGAGGTTCTCGACCACTCGCCCGAGTCGATCAACTTAACCCGGATGAACCGCGCGCCGCTCCTGGACAACCACGATCGCGGCCGGCAGATCGGCGTCGTCGAGGCCTGTTGGCTTGGCTCCGATCGCCGCCTGCGTGCGCGGGTTCGCTTCTCGCGGAGCAAGGCCGCCGAGGAGATCTGGCAAGACGTCCTGGACGGCATCCGCGTCAACGTTTCGCTGAGTTACCTCCCGCACCTGATGGTTCCCGAATACGGGCCAAACGGCGAGGAGCGTTACCGAATCATCAGCTGGGAGCCCTACGAGGTTTCCAGCGTTTCCGTTCCGGCAGACCCAACCGTCGGCGTCGGCCGTTCCTCCCCTGAAAAAACCCTTCTCACAATCAAAGGTAAGAAAATGGACCCTGTAATTGACGAAACCGGCGCCGACCTCGACAAGGGCGGCAACGCTGAGCACCAGCGCAGCCTGCTGCCGGCAGAGCCGCGCGATCCGCTCGGCCCTGAGCGCAAGCGTGTTGCCGACATCATGGCTCTGGGCGACACCCACAACCAGCGCTCACTGGCGCAGCAAGCAGTCCAGGCCGGTTATACCGTTGCTCAAACGCAGGCCATGATCCTGCAGCGCATGGCTCCTCAGTCGCTGAGCCAGTCGGCAGCCGACGATCAGTCGCGCGACTTGCCGAACTTCAAGCAGCCAGGCCAGGACATGAGCAAGCTCGGTGTAAAGCCCGAGGAAATCCAAAGCTACTCGCTGATGCGTGCCATCAACGCCATGGCTACCGGCAACTGGAAAGAGGCCGGTTTCGAGCGCTCGATCTCGCTGGCGATCGCTGATGCGTCGAAAAAGGACGCACGCGGGCTGTTCGTGCCGCATGAATCGCTGTTCCAGCGTCAGCTGGAAAAGAAGACGCCAGGTAAGGGCGGCGTCCTGGTCGAGACGGATCTGCGTATCGATCAGTTTGTCGACACCCTGCGCAATAAGGCCATGATCGGCCGTCTGGGCGCTCGCGTCCTGAGTGGCCTGCAGGGCGATCTGGCGATCCCGCGAAAAACCAGCGGGACCAACTTCTATTGGCTCGACGAAGACAACGAGCCGGAAGATTCCGACTTCGATTTCTCGACCCTCGGTCTGTCGCCGAAGACGATCGCGGGCGCCATCGGCGTGACCCGTCGCCTGCGTAAGCAGTCGAGCCTGTCGGTTGAAAACCTGATGCGTCAGGACATGATCGAAGGCATCGCGGTTGCGATCGACTATGCGCAGCTGCGCGGCACCGGTTTGAACAACATGCCGCTGGGCCTGCTGAATCAGCCAGGTCTGCAAGGTGCGACCTACGCAGATAAAGCCGAGTGGGATCACATCGTCGATATGGAAACGGCGATCGCCGAGGCCAACGCCGACGAATCCGGCATGGCCTACCTGACCAGCCCGACGCAGCGCGGCAAGGCGAAGAAAACGCAGGTATTCGCCAATACCGGCGAGCGTCTGTGGCAGGACAACAACGTCAACGGCTATCGCTCCTTTGCGACGAATCAGATGCCATCTGACGCCTGGTTGTTCGGTGACTGGTCGCAAATCATCACCGCCATGTGGGGTGTGCTCGACATCAACATCGACACCGCCAAGAAGGCCGGTAGCGACGGTGTGATCATGCGCATTTTCCAGGACGTCGACACCGCTGCGCGTCGCCTGGAGTCCTTCAGCTGCCTGCGTAAGGCAGCGGCTGGCGGCTAAAAGAAAACCTTAGCGGGCAGTTGGTGGGGGCTTCGGCCCCTTTTTTTATGCGCGTCAATAAAGGGTGTAGAGCTATGAACTCACTTGTTCTAGCGGCAAGTTTTTTGATTGTGACCCTGCGAGGTACGTTTCGCGGGGTTGAATTTCTCGAGCCGGGTACGGTGCTCGACGTCTCGCGCGATCTGCGTAACACGATGATCGCCAACCGCGCGGCGCGTGACGCGACAGCCGAGGAAATCGCCGAATACCGCAACTTGCATGCGGCGGCCGATTTGATCGGTGGGGATCTGCAGGAGCTGGCCAGGCAGAAGGGGGATCTCGAGGACGCGATTTACGACCTCGGGCAGAGCAAAGTCGGGTTGGCCGGTGAGATCGAAGTCCTCGAGCAGGCCAAGGATGTATTGGCCGGCGAGATCGAGGCCTTAGGCGGCGAGCGTACCGAACTGAGTGCCGAGCTTGAAAAGCTGAGCGCGCAACACGCCACGCTGGTGACTGAGGTCGCAGCGCTGGAAGCGAAGGCCAAACCAGCGAAGGCCGTCGCCAAGTGATAGGCGATGACGATTTCGCGACGTTTTTCGACCCTAGCGAGTTCGGCTGCACGGTGCAGCTGATAGAGCCAGGGCGGGCGCCCCGCGATGTCGACGGCATGTTCGGCAAGCCGGAAACATCGGGCGGCGTTTACCGTGCCGGCGTTGATCCGGGCGCTGCGCAGATCCGCGCAACGCCGAACCAGCGTCACCTGCAGCTGCCTCGCGGCGAGGTGCCGGAGGATTGGCAGGCGACGAAAGTCGTCGCTGACGGTGCGACCTACTCAATCGCTGACGTCAACCCGCTGGGTCGTCTGCGTAGCCTGCTGACGCTGACCCCTTACGGCGACCGCGCGGCAGCTCCTGGGGAGCGTGGGAAATGGCAGGTTTCGAGGTAAATTTCGCCGTCGATGGCTGGGGGCATGCCGAAATGTCGATCGGGCAGGCGGCCAAAAAGTTGGACTTGGCCGCCGCTCGAGCGCTTCGTAAGACAGCGCAATGGCTGCGCACGCATAGCTCCCGAGAAATCGCCAAAGAGCTACGCATTTCGCAAAGCCCGATTCGCCACCGGTTCGACGTTTTCAGCCAGGCAACGAGCCGCGAGGTCAAATTGTGGGTCGGCCTGCGTCCATTGAGCGTGCATTACCTGGGCACGCCAAAGCAGACCGAGACCGGCGTCTCGGTTGGCCATCACGAGTATGAAGACGCCTTTATCTCGCCGATGAAAACCAAACACCAACTGGTTTGGCGTCGCAAAGGCCGCGAGCGGTTGCCGCTCGAGAAGGTGACAGAGGACTGGGCCAGCGAGGGCGTTACGGCGCTCGAGCGCTGGGAAAAACGGGCAGAACAACGGTTTGTAGAACTATTCGAACAAGAGGCGCGCCATGTCTTCACCCCAGCTTAATAACGTCTCCGATCTGTTTTTCGCGATCGGCGACGCGATCCACGCTGCGGGTTTTGGCGTGGTCGTCAGCAATTACGACGATTTCAGCGGCACGGTCGGCGACGCCGAGGTGCTGATCGAGATAGAGCGCACGGCGCCAGGCATAAAGCAGAACGATGGTCGACACGTCCACAACGTCACGGTGACGTTGCACGCGGTCGTCGCCAGGTGGCGCAAGTTTCCCGCGCTCGAGGCGATGAACCTGGCCACCTCGCTGGCTCGCCTGACGGATTCGAATCGCTGGAAGCTCCCCGGCCGGCAATGCAACTTGCCGGACAATATTCACTGCGGCCCCTCGATCTTTCAGAAGGGGCACGACGGGTACGAGGCCTGGGGTTGCACGTTTACGCAGGGCCTGGCCATCGGGCCAGACCGGACGCCAGAAGACCCGGTAATCGGCGGAATGCCGTTGGTAGCCTGGCGCGTTGACCCCGAGGTCGGGGCACCAGGTGAATCGGACCATAAACCGCTCGAGGTGTAGCCATGTTCGCGGCAGCTATCAATCAGCAACTGGGGCCGCTGATCGAGCGCCTGGCCGAGATCGAAACCGAGATCGAGGATCTGCGTCGACGCGCAGAGAACCATAACCGGATTGGCACCGTCGCCGAGGTCGATCCCGGCGCTGGGCTTTGCAAGGTCAGCCACGGCGACTTAAAAACGCCCTGGATCAAGTACATGAACCCCAGCGCCGGGGAGGTCAGCGAAACGCGTATTCCCTCGGTTAACGAGCAGTGTTTGCTGATCAATTACGGCGGTGGCGACGGCAGCGCGCACTCGGTCGCGCTGTGCGGTTTGAACTCGGCCGCATTCCCGGCCGTATCGACGGTGCCTGAACTGCATCGCCGCACGTACCCGGACGGCGCGCAAAGCAGTTACGACCACGCCAGCCACACACTGAGCTGGCAAAACGGCGAAACGTCTGTAACAGCCTCACAGGCGCTTATAGAGCTGGC